GCAGCGTACATGAGCCCGTAGCACATGTCCTGAGCCACGACACAATCACGCCCGGTCGCCTTGGCGTAGTGAGCAGCGAGAACGACGGACGACTCCATCACGGGTAGAAATATGTCCATTATCGATTTCTCCATTAATCACAAGTACTTGTTAGCCTTTAAGACGAGTACTTAACTATGAAGGTGTCATAAAAACCACTGTTTGTCAAAGTTTCAAACGTACTTCCATCTGCGTTGTAAACTGTGACCGGATTATATTCATAAACCCCTGTGACGTACACATTTCCAGAAATGTCAAATGAAATACCGTATCCAATATCACTAGTTGTACCTCCGATACGCGTCGCCCATTGAGCCATTCCAGACGTGTTATATTTGACTACAAAGACGTCATAAAAACCACTGTTTGTCAACGTTTCAAACGTACTTCCATCTGCGTTATAAATTGTAACCATATTAGAATCATATGCTCCCGTGACGTACGAATTTCCAGAACCGTCAACTGAAATACCGTCCCCAGTGACGTTACCTGAACCAGCAATACGTGTCGCCCATTGAGCTATTCCATATGTATTATACTTGACTATATAGGCATTATTAATTCCAGAATTCAACAAAGTTCCAAATGTACTTCCACCTGCATTGTAAATTGTAACCGGATTAGAACCATAGTACCCCGTGACGTAAGAATTTCCAGCTCTATCAACTGAAATATCATACCCAGGGTCGTTACCTGTACCACCAATATGCGTCGCCCATTGAGCGGTTCCAGACGTGTTATACTTTACTATAAAGGCGTCATAAGAACCACTGTTTGGCAAAATTCCAAACGTACTCGTATCTGCGTTATAAATTGTAAGAATAATAGAATTATAATACCCGGTGACGTACACATTTCCATCTCTATCAACTGAAATACCGTATCCAATATCAATAGTTGAACCAGCAATACGCGTCGCCCATTGAGCTGTTCCAGACGTGTTATATTTGACTACAAAGACGTCAACAGAACCACTGTTTACCAAAGTTCCAAACGTACTTCCATCTGCGTTGTAAATTGTAGCCGGATTAGCACCATAGGTTCCCGTGACGTACACATTTCCAGAATCGTCAACTGAAATACCGTATCCATACTCGATAATTGCATCAGCAATACGCGTCGCCCATTGAGCAGTTCCAGACGTGTTATACTTGACTATAAAGGTGTCACTAAAACCACTGTTTACCAAAGTTCCAAACGTACTTCCATCTGAATTGTAAATTGTAACCGGATTAGAATCATAATACCCCGTGACGTACGAATTTCCAGAATCGTCAACTGAAATACCATACCCAGCGTCTACAGTTGAACCAGCAATACGCGTCGCCCATTGAGCGGTTCCAGCCTTGTTATACTTTACTATATAGACGTCAAAAGAACCACTGTTTACCAAAGTTCCAAATGTAGTTCCATCTGCATTATAAATTGTAGCAGGATTAGGACCATAAATCCCTACGACGTACGAATTTCCAGAACCGTCTACTGAAATTTCGCTCCCAATCTCATCACCTATACCTCCAATACGCGTCGCCCATTGAGCGCTCCCTGCAGTAGGAAGGGTGCTTAACTCTCCAAGTCCAGCTAGTGTAGTACCACCTTCCTGAACTGTATCAAACAGTGACGTTGCCGCACCGTCTGCAATCCGAACGACGTTGTGCGTCACGGCGTAGACCCGAATCTGGCGTGAATATGCACACGATGACAGTTCGAGTGTGTGCATCTGGCGTGTCATTGTGGACATGTTCACGGATCCAGTGGGTTGCGTCGGGTGTTCGGGGTCCAGTGCGAATGTGTACATGTAAAACTGCCGATCAGGTACACGTGTGTGATTCTCAAGCCCCTGAATTGTTCGAAGGAACAGAGGTGTTCCAATCTCGACAGGGATGACGTCGACGCCGTTAAACTGGAGACGCAACGAAACGAGCTGTTCGGCTCCGATGTTCGTATAGTCATAGGCGGCTGATCCGTCCGTCTGGATAACCCAATACAGTTCCTTGACCGGTCGTGTAAACTCAGTCAGGAATGACGACTTTGTGATGTTTGCACCTACTGTAAACTGTAGACTCTGAATCGTATGGGTAAGGTAATCGATCTTTGCTGTTTTGAAATAGTCACGTTCGGCTTTGGTCACGTACACGTAATCGACAAACAGATTGACATTGATAGCTGCTGTCCAATTTAGGGTTGAAAACTCTTGACTGGCTCGAAACTTGACACGAAACACCGGTGCTTTATCGAGTGCACACAGGGGCAAATTGAGCCGAAAAGGCATGCGAATGTAGTACGCCGACAGATTACTCGTCAGACCCTTGCCGACGAGTGTCGTCAGAACCGGTTGCTTCCCAGTCGTGACGGTGAGATCATTCATGAGTTCGAGCGATTCGCCGTAGTGACGCTCGAGGAGGTCATTCTCGTACCGGAGTTCGACAAACTCAATCATGCGCGTGCCTGTCGAATCGTCGACTGAAGCTGCGACGGGCCAATCGACCCGGAGGTACATGTTGCCAAGAGCCACGTCACCCACTTTGGCGATCCATATCGAAATGTCATCGCCAAAGTGAACATCTTTTGGGAATTGAAGGCGTGTCACCTGGTGTGAAAACTGAGCCGGTGGGCCTGTCGAGGAATCCATTCCTCTTCTACTTTACGAGTCGAAAATAAGTCCGCCGATTCCGCCTTGGATGGCGAGAAGATTGAACACTTTAGAGAACACTTGAAGTTTTACATTCGAGGGGGCTGCTGATACCAACGTGACGTCTACGTATTGTTCAGCGACACGCGACATGTTCACGGTTCCAGATGGTGCAAGTCGCTCTGGGTCCCAAGAAACAGAGTACACACAGACATTGCTCGACGATGGCATGCTCGTGTGCGCTTCGAACGCTCGAATGTATCGTGTCATGATTTGATCGTCATCGACGAGGATTTCGTTATTCAGACGGAATACAACATGGTTGATAACGCCTGGAGAATCGACCGTGATCCAAAACTCACGAACCGGTCCACGTACGTCGAGTCGAAAAGACCCTTCTGTTTGCCCCTGGAGAATCGTAAACTCATTGACTATTGTTTGACCGTACAGGTTTTGTGAACGTGGTGGGGCTGGTTCGTCAAAGGTTTCATACTTGATAATCATGCTTGACGCGAGTGTTCCCGCCATTGTCAAAGGATTATACTGAATAAAATCTTGATATGTCGCGTTTGGATCAGGCGAGTCATCGAATTCTACAATGTAAATATATCTTGAACCTACGACAAACCTCATACCTTGTATTGTAAGTCTATATGTCGGATCTGTATTAAGAACATTTGTACGGTGAGTAAGAAGTGATATGTTTGGATGAGAACCATCTGAAGCGTTAATTGTTCCATCTGGGCGAAAGTCAATCCATTCCCAAGAATTTACATCATTAAAAGGTTTTGTTGTATCATATTTGTGCCATGTTGTCACTCTTGAAAAATCAGTAATTGGAAAGATGGCGCTTTGTTCAACAAAGTTTGTGAAAAAATACATATATTTACCATCAAAACCAACAGCTTGACTAAATTCAAAATCATTCGCACGAATTAACGTATCTCCTGTGAAATATTCCCAAGACGATTGTTGAAAAATTGATAGTGTGGTGTCATATCGTGAAAAGGTTCCATTTGAACCACGTACAGAACTTGAACCCATGTATAGGTATCTCCCATCAGATAACATCAAGGAGTTGTACAGTGGATTTGGAGAAAATGTACCAGCGTCTGTAAATAGATATCCGCCGCTAAGTGTATCCCACTGTGCTATGTATGGAGATACTGTTGCAAAATAGATATATCGACCATCGAATACAGGCTTGAAGTAATAATTCGTATTTGTAAGTTGTTGTGCATCAAAAATACCAGGAAAAGCATCTTTCACAGATATCGGGGAGCCTGTGGCGGGACCTGAAGGTAAAAGAATAATTTGATATGAAGCCGATGAGTTAAAATCGCCAGTCGAATCATATTGTAGCCATATTAAATTACTATGAAGATTAATTGCTGGTATATGTGCGGCACCTGTGAGTGTAGCAGTTGCATACGTCAACGTTCCAACGACAGTGACATTTAAACCAACTTGCGTCATTGAAGAAATTACGCTGCTCGATGGAAATATAGTTGGACCGGCAACAGATGTAGTTGACCCATATGTAGCCCAGAATGTTTGTAGAGCTGCTTGGTCAGCTGGAGACAACGGAGCTGTTTTATTGTAAAACCGATATGTAACGGTCCATATTGTTTGCGTTCCATCAACTGTACCGCTCACCAAACTCGTAAACGTTGACCCAATGATATAATAATTTACTGCATATTGCAAGTACACGTAGCGAGCGTCACTGAGTACAGTAATAATTGTGTTATTTGCATCGCCATATGGGATGACTGGAAATACAGAAAAAACACCTACCGTACTCGTCGTCCATGGGGTTGTGCTCGCTGCAAGCACGGTATTTAAATCTGCTCTTTTGAGATACGGACCTGCTGATCTGTATATGGTTCCGCCGTTTACAGTTATAAACGAACCACTGTAAGCACCTCCCGGCGTCCATTTATAAAATGTTCCGGTATCTTCGTTATAAAATCGAAATGAAGAATCAGACTGCAATGGACCCATGATGACGTAGTTTTTCCAGCCGATAACCGACTGTACATTGAAATTATTTATACCATCAGCTGTAATAGCTTGAAGGTTTGATGTTACATACGAAGCTCCATCTAAAAACCCGTTTGTTGTGATTAAATTCGAAGGAAGATTTTCAAATTTTTCATACTCAATGTCGATTCGGACATCCTGATTGTAAAGTGCTTTCATGTTCAGTTTGTCGGTGTTAAATGTCAAACGCGTATAGTATTCTCTCGGTGCATACACTGGTGACGTGTCATTTTTGCCTTCCAGAATCGTAAGACCTGCCTGATTTTCATAGGCGACGCCGAGGTCATCCTCGATGATGAGTCTTTCACTCGTGAGTTTATCAATCGTCTGACCACCGATGAGAAGCGTCGCGCTCTTGACGAGCCTACATGCGACTGAATCGACGTATGAAAACCCGACGTCAGGGGGTGGTGTGAACCCTCGGATCCACCCCGCCTGATAGAGTGTAAATGGAGCTGTAATGACACCATTCACAAATCTGTACGCCTTGAACCCCCCTGTTGTCACAAAATCAAACGACCGTGGATCAAACCCCCAAAAAACACCGCTCATGTCATCTGGGAAATAAATGTAATCGTACACTGTCGATGTGAACACAAACTTGATAAGTGAAGCGTCGTACGCCACGTCTATGTTGGCTGTTCCTACGAAATTTGTCGTCCATGCAATCTGGAACTGTGTGTTAAAGTATCCGACAAAATCCCCGGGCTGGATAGCGACGGTTCCATTTGGGATGTACACGGCACCATACACCTGGTCTGTGTACAAGGGATACACATATCCAGGTCCTAAGGGTTCATATAATGCCGGTAAAGTTGAACGAAGGGTAAATCGTTTCGAAAAGTCACCTTTTGTCGGAAGCCTACAAGTCGATGTATCGCCGTAGTACACTGCAGTCTGGTCAAATGGAACTTCGTACGAATATGCCATAAAGTTTTTTGGTTTCTCGTACTTGACCTCAAAGTAGGTTCTGTTTGGGTGTTCTGACAACCACTGGTCTTCGTGACCATGTCCAGCCAGCAAAATTTGTGATGCTGACATACTACTCTATCACAAGAAAACATTCAGCGCGTGTTTCACGTGCGGAAAAAACCCAGTATACCATTAGGAAATGACCAATTTGCAGCTCAAAAAGTTTG